CTACAGATAATAAATTAATCATTCACAATACAGATATGATGCATTTCAAACACATTGTTGGTTCGAATATGGTTCAGGGCATTAGTCCTGTTGATGTATTAAAGAATACAACTGATTTTGATAATGCCATTCGAAATTTCAACCTAAAAGAGATGGAAAAACCTGAATCATTTGTACTTAAATATGGGACTAACGTCTCCGATGAGAAGCGAAAAGCAGTTGTACAAAATTTTAAAGAATTCTATGAAGAAAATGGCGGGGTTTTATTCCAAGAACCCGGTGTTGAAATTGACCCATTAAATAAAAAATATGTATCTGAGGATATTGTGGCCACCGAAAATTTAACAAGGGAACGTATTGCGAATGTATTTCAGATACCATCGGTATTTTTAAATGCGAATAACGCGATGACATTTAAATCAAATGAAGAACTCGACCGTTATTATTTACAACATACGTTACTACCTATCATTAAGCAGTATGAAGAAGAATTTAACCGAAAATTATTGACTAAATATCGACGGACGATGGGGTATTACTTCAAATTTAATGTTAAATCATTCTTACGTGCAGATAGTAAAACACAAGCTGAGGTTTATTTTAAAGCTGTACGTAGTGGTTATTATACGGTTAATGATATTAGGTCATGGGAAGATTTACCTCCTGTTGAAGGTGGCGATGTTCCGTTAATCAGTGGTGACTTATACCCAATTGATACACCACCAGAACAAAGACATACATCGAAAGGGGGTGACAATCATGAACAAGACAAAGACTTACTTTCAGATGAACAAGAAGACCCAGACTAAAGGTGAAATTTATATTTATGGTGATATTGTTTCGAGTAAATGGGACGAAACAGATGTCACTGCTGTCGATTTTAAAAACGAACTCAATCAACTCGGTGATGTATCTGAGATAGATGTTCATATCAATTCAGCTGGTGGTAATGTTTTCGAAGGTCATGCGATATACAACATGTTAAAAATGCATCAAGCCAAAGTAAATATTTATGTCGATGCCTTAGCGGCATCCATCGCAAGTGTTATCGCAATGAGCGGTGACACTATTTTTATGCACAAAAATAGCTTTATGATGATTCATAACTCTTGGATTATGACCTTAGGTAATTCGAAAGACTTACGACAAACGGCAGATTTATTAGATAAAACAGACCAATCAAGTAATAACGCTTATTTAGATAAAGCGACGAACTTATCTGAAGAAGAACTTAAACAATTGCTTGAAGCTGAAACTTGGTTAACGGCAGATGAAGCATTAGAAAAAGGACTAGCAGATGAAATATTAGGCGCAAGTGAAATAGTTGCCAGTATTTCAAAAGATAGTTATCAAATGTTTAAACACGTACCTGAAAATATTGAGCAAGATGTTGATAAAATTACAACTGTTTCAGATATTCAGGAAGATAATACGGTTGAAACACCTCAAGAAAAAATGACACAAGTAGAAAAAGAATCAAGAGAAATAATAAAACAAAATGCAGAAAATTTAAAATTACTTTATAAATAGAAAGGAGACATATTTATGTCTACATTATACGAATTGAAACAATCTCTAGGAGAAGTAGGAGAACAATTAAAAAATAAAAATAACGAGTTATCTCAAAAAGCTGGTGATCCAAATGTAGCGTTTGAAAGTGTAAAACAGCTTGAAAAAGATGTAGATATTCTCCAACAAAGATATGATATTTTAGAGAAAAGAAAAAGTGACGTGGAACAAAAACAAGCTGAAAAAGCACAACAAGATATGGAAAAAACTTCAGTATATCAAACGTTAAGTGAAGATGATAAAAAAGTTAAAGCGAAAGCTGAATTTTATAGATATGCTTTAAACCCTAAAGAATATAGTAAACCTACAGAACAAGCACAACGCTTATTACATGCTTTACCGACAGGTAATGATACAGGCGGTGATAAATTCTTACCGACGACATTATCAAAAGAATTGATTTCTGAACCATTCGCACGTAACCAATTGAGAGAAAAAGCACGTCTAACTAACATTAAAGGGTTAGAAATCCCACGTATTTCATATACGTTAGATGACGATGACTTTATTTCAGACGTTGAAACAGCCAAAGAAATGGCATTAAAAGGCGATACAGTAAAATTTGAAACGAATAAGTCTAAAGTTTTAGCTACTGTTTCAGATACCGTTATCCATGGTTCAGATGTAGAACTAGTTAATTGGGTAGAAAATGCATTACGTTCAGGTTTAGCTGATAAAGAACGTAAAGACGCTTTTGCTTTAAATCCTAAAGAAGGATTAAAACATATGTCATTTTATAGTGGAGATGTGAAAGAAGTACAAGGCGATAATTATTATGATGCAATTATTAATGCTTTAGCTGATTTGCATGAAGACTATCGTGATAATGCGACAATTTATATGCGTTATGCTGACTATGTGAAAATTTTAAGAGATCTATCCAACGGTACAACGAATTTCTTTGATACACCAGCTGAAAAAGTCTTTGGTAAGCCTGTCGTATTTACAGATAATGCAGTTAAACCAATTATTGGAGACTTTAATTACTTTGGCATTAATTACGATGATACAACATTTGATACGGATAAAGATGTTAAAAAAGGTGAATACTTATTCGTCTTAACTGCTTGGTATGATCAACAACGTACATTAGATAGTGCGTTCCGTATCGCTAAAGTTGATGGTGGTTCTGAAGACACGAATACACCCTAACAAACCCCAAAAGGTAGAAGTAGAGACGAGAGCGAAATCCGTCTCTATTTCTGCTGAATAGGGGTGGTTTTGATGAATCAAAGTGAATTATTACGTATCAAAAGATGGTTAAACATAGATTATGACATCGAAAATGATACGTTAGAAGATATGATTCTAAGTGCTAAGTCTGAATTAAGTTTAAGTGGTGTGCCTCAGTACAATCATAGCGATGAGGCATATCCTTTATATTGCCAAGCGATTAATTATATTGTTTCGCGTGATTATGAGACTCGTGGCTTTGTTGAGTATGAACGTGAAAGTAAAGGATTTAATGACAGAACCTTACAATCATTTATTCTTAAATTGAAAGTTTGGTGATTTAAATGCAATTTAAAAACTTTAATACGTACTTAACTTTTTATGACATGGTTAAAACAGGCTCTTACCCAGATGATTTAGAAGAAAAAGAGGTTTATAGTTGTAAAGTTGAAAAATATGATAATTCCATTAAAGACAGACAAGTTCTAACGACAAACGGTAAAACCCAAGGTTTTACATTTATAATGAGAGACGCTCAACGACAATTTATCCCAAATTATCAACATACAATCAAAGTGGAAGATTATCGATTTGAAACGCAACTATTTAACATATATGATATTCGACTTGATAAGCCGAAAGCAGGCTATATTACGGTGGTGGTGGCTGAAAATGAGTAAACCTAAAATCAATGGTATATACGATGTAAAGCTTAAAGGCGAAAAAGAGTTAATGAAAAAGATGGAAGCAAAATTTGGTCAAAAAGCGATGCAAGCAAAGAATGATAAAGCTTTAATCGAAGCATCTGACTTTTTAAAACAAGAGTTAAAATATCAATTCGAAGAATTTAGAGATACAGGCGCGACCATACAAGAAATGAAGCGAGGGAATCCTGAAACGGTCGGTGGTCAACGACGGATTATGATCCATTGGGAAGGACCTAAGGAAAGAAAAAATATCATTCATTTTAATGAACATGGCTATACACGTAATGGTAAAAAATATACGCCAAGAGGCTATAGTGTCATTGCCAAAACATTAGATGCATCGCAAACCAAATACCGTGGCATCATACGAAGAGAGTTGAACAAAAAGTGAATATACTCAAATATATTAAGAATATCATTATTAACGACCCTATACTTGCATCAGAAGTAAACAACCGCATTTATTATTACGAAGTAACAGAAGTGGATGATACGAGTGATGCGTTTGTCGTTTTAACCCCGATATTAGATCGTCCAAGCACATATGTTTCTGATAAATATTTATCGGAGACTTATTTTTTTCAAGTCGATGTTGAATCTTATAATCATCAACAAACGATAGATATAACCAAACGTATTCGTTATTTACTATCAAATGAAAATTTAAATCAAGCATCATCACAATTAGATGACTATTTTAAAGCAACACAAAGGTATGTGATGTCACGAAGATATCGTGGCATACCTAAAAATCAATATTACAAAGGTGAACGTGTCGAATAGATGCGTTCTTTTTAATTCAAGGAGGAAAAAATTATGGCAGTAGTAGGATTTGAAAAAGTACATGTAGGTATTTTTGATGAAGATGAAAAAATTAAGAAATTAATGACATGGAAAGATGAACACGGTGGTACGGTTAACCTTAACATTTCAGGATTAGCCCCTGAAAAAGTTGAAATGCGTGCTTCAAATAAGACCGTATGGTCTAAGAAACAAGGAACAGGAGAAGTTCAATCAGAACTTGATTTATTTAATGTACCAGATAAAGATTTAGATGCCGTTTTAGGTCGTGATATGGATGATAATGGTACTTCATGGGTTGGTGAAGATTCTCGTGCACCATACGTGGCATTAATTGGAGAGTCTGCCGATTTATTATCAGGCGACCCTGTTTATTGTGCATTAACTAAAGGGACAATGAGTCTTGAATCTATTGAATGGAAAACAACGGCGAAAGAAGAAGAAGAACCAGAACCACAACAACTGACAGGTGATTGGATTGCGAGAACCATTGACGGTAATTCACGTATTTTTGGTTACCACGTTGGTAAAAAAGGGGCAGATGAATTATTCAAAAGTGTGTTCCCTGGTTATGAAGACGTTGAAGATGACGATTCAGACAATAGTAATGAAGATTCAAACGATAACGAAGCAACAGAAACACCCTAAGGCGCCCCAAAATGTAGAAGTAACAGCTAAAAGTAAGTCGGCTGTTATTTCGGCAGAATAGGGGTTTTTATATTAAATTACTAGGAGGCTTTTAAATGGCAGATATTTTAAAAATTTATAAAGATGATGAAGTAGTCGCAAGTGGTGAACGTGGTGAAGATGGCAAGGCTAACGTTACGATTGAAGGTCTGGACGCAGATACAGAATATGAAGCAGGCACATATCAAGCTGCTTTTAGTAACGATAATGGTGAATCTGACAAAACAGATGTACCAGGATTTAAAACAAATCCAATTAAAGTAACAGGCGTTTCCCTTGATAAAGAAAGTTTAACGCTAAATGTTGGAGATACAGAAACTATTCAACCAACGGTTGCGCCATCGACTGCGACTAATAAAGGTGTAACTTATGCATCATCAAATAGAGATGTAGCTACAGTAAATGAAGATGGTACAATTACAGCAATTGCAGACGGTACAGCTAACATTGAGGTTACTACTGAGGATGGCAATAAAAAAGCAACATGCGCCGTCACAGTTGAAACCGAAGAAGAACCTGCACCAGAAGAACCCGATAATGTAGAAGTAGAAGCAAATGAAAACGATGCAGATGTATCAGCAGAATAAATAAATGAATAAACAAGGCGACTTCGGTCGCCTATTTTTGTATACAAAAATAATTAACTTTAAGGAGACAACAATATGATCAAATTTGAAATTAAAAACCAAGAAACAGGTAAAGTAGAAAGCTATTCAAAAGACGTTATCACAATGGGCGAAGCAGAACGTTTTTATGAATGGATGGAAAATCGCGAAAAAGAAGTAAATAAAGAAAAACCAGATATGAAAAAAGTGAGAAAAATGGAACGTGATTACTTAGTTAGTTTGTTTGAAAAACAAGGGTTAACAGAAGAGGACGTTTTAAACAATATGGGTACAAAAACATATTCTCATGTATTAGGTGAAATATTTCGAGAAATCAGCGGCGAAGATGAAGCAGATTCAGAAGATGAAACAAGCCAAGAGGGAAAGACAGAAGAACACTCTCAATAAGAGA